GCCAGTTAAATGCGAGGCTAGTTGTGACCATTGGTCAGAATAACAATTAACACCCACAGCTGATCCATTCTCTATTGGGTTCAACATTATAAATCTACAGAACGGAAGAAAGTACATTCTCATGACAATGACCAAAGCTAATGGTGCACAGGATATTAGACGAGTTCGATTCTCACTCTTCTTCTTGAAGGTGACCACCTCATCTTTTAAGCTATCTACATACACGTGCAAGGAGCGTTTACCCTTTGCAGCGAGTTGTAATATCTTCGCACATTCGTCTTTTAGTTTTATACATTCTTTGCTAGACAAGTCGTAATCAACTCCTTTTCCAAAGAAAGCTTCCTTTCCCTTATATCCAGGGGCTGGATCCAACACGTACGGAAAACCCGCACTGGTGCTTCGTGGAATGGCTTCAAAAAAAGGCACTCCAGGGATTCCACAGCAAGCTTCTTCAAAGCTTATTGGACTGAAATTGAAGGAACCGGGATCTTTCAATTGGGTCAATTTATTTAAATAACTCGCGGCGCAGATATTAACCAAATTCAGATCTACATTGCACAAATTGCCACCATACCTTTCAACAGCGCTGATAATTGGATCTGGTGTACTTCCATGCGCACTAAGATTGGCGGGAGTCTTGGTGCATGGTGTCCACGCTGAGTGTAAGGGAGACTTGCGGATGCTTGATGAGCGTGCCCTTGGCACTGGTTTCGAAATCTTCCTTAGGCCCAAGAATGAACCGGCAAAGGGCGTTGAGCACTCGGCTTCACCTATAGCTTCCAAAACATCTTCCTCGATTGGCACCATAGTCTCTTTGTTTTCAGTATCTAAAATATCGCACAGTCCTTCTATATCCTCGGAACTGAGTATATTGCAGATTCCGAAGCCTGAAATTTCGCCATGGCCTGCCACGTGTACTCCAACTAGTTTGCCGGGTCCAATTGACTTACAATTTAGTAGTACTGGAGAACCGCAGTCACCTGCACGCGTACCGCATACATATCTTAGACAGTCCCGCAAACACCATGAGACATTGTTGCCGGCAGACACTTGTTTGTTAGCTATTCTCCTGGCTTTGCACGACAAGATGTTGATTCGCTTAGAACGTGTTGCCAACACTTGAACATTCCACTCTAGGGGTTTTGCCAAATTCGCTTCGGATAGGAAATACTTAATTATGTTCGGGTGCAGGAAACCAATCTGTCCCACATCTACAATTGCGATATCTTGATCATCGGTCTTTTCAGAACAAGTTCCATCGATGATTCGGGCAACAGGAACTTCCAACTGCTGGCCAGTTTCACAATTATGAAGGGTTACATTCTCACCACGGATATCTTCGTCAGCTTCTATTTGGGCATCTAGAATGTCAATGTAGTGCCTTGGCACAAGTGCATAAGTGCCTTTCACGAACAACATATGCCCAACTATTTCTTCCCCGTGCCAACCAAACTTCATCGAATATAGAGAGCGTTTTATGACCTTGTTAGCCATCTGTTCAGCGTTAAGATCTAAGCTTTCCGTCTTTCCCGTGGCAGAACGGCGGATTTGTCTCCTACTTTTTGGTGCACTTTTCCCATCCCTAACTACGTATTCCGGAGACGGTTTATCAAAGAAAAACTTCTTGACTAACATTGTAACGCCACTAACAGCACCACCGACTATCAAGGCCGTGGCAAAGTAGGACATTTGCGTGATGA